AAAACCGTAATAGAAATGACCTCTTCTACAAAGCTCTCTGGCAACTTCTTTTCCAATTCCTCTCTCACTCCCCGTAACTACTACTTTCACGTTTAATCGCCTCCTTTATAATGTGAATTATAAATGGCATCTGATATATCCAAGTCAAGTGGCGTTGTTATTTTAATGTTTTGCTCTATTCCAGAAATCAACGTTGGAAACACTCCCATAATCGCCCATACTAGTTGAGTATCGTCTGTAAACATCCGGTCGTCTTTGTCTAACTTTCTATAAGCCTCTTTCAATAAACATAATTCAAACTTTTGAGGCATTTGAACCTGACCAACACGTTCTCGAGGTAAAAATCTCCCGTAATCTGTTAGTGTAGAAGCGTTACCTGTAATCCATGGAGTAACGACCCGACCTGGCGTGTTTATCACAGATCTTACTAATTCTTTCGTTATAAAAGGACGGACAGCCTCCGTTATCAAGACATTTTCGGACTTTACAGAATCTAAACAATTTTCTGTCGAAGTCTGCCGTAACAAACCACCTGAAATAAGAACAGCTTTATCGATTCCATACTCTTCTACAATCGGCCAAACGATCTCCGGTTCATTACAAGAAATAACAATTTGACCAATTTCTTCCATACTTTGCAGTATTTCAAGGCCGTGAATTATTATAGGCTTGCCGCCTAATCTTGCAAACTGTTTAGGATACCCTAATTTCGCACGTTTCCCTTGTCCAGCAGCTAAATAAATTACATCTATCATATGTCACCCTCCTCTGTCTGGACCCAATTATGGTCCATATTTTGAATTACATACGTTTTTGAAGTTCGTTTTGATAACGGACAGTTATACTCTTGCGTGAGTTTAATAAAATTCTTCGATTTGTTTAATCGCTTTCTAATATAGTTATATATGCAGTAAAGACGTCGCTGTTTTTCTTTAAAAATAAAATATTGCCAATATTTCTGTGCACCGTCAACTAATTTTTTTATCAATTTGTTTCCAGCTTCACATCCGATCAGGTTCACTTCAACTTTACCCTTATGGTTAGTTGTAAAAAAACATGTCTTGTTTTTAATCAAACTGTCTAGCGGCCTAACACAATAACTGTCAGTGTCAACATATACACCACCATACTTCAATAACAACTCTAATCTTAACAAATCAGCTTTTGTAGCATATATATCAATTGCATCGTACACTGCTTGATTTTTCAATTTAGGAAGATTCTCATCTGTCCAGAGTTTAAAAGACCATTTCGGATGATACTTTTTATACAAATCAAGATTTTTCTGATATGGAAAAGGATCCGGACCTATCCATATCATATGTATTATTTTCGGAATACTCACAAGCCACACCTCCTGAAACATTCGTCAAACGGATATTTCTCGAGAAGTTCCATAAATTGATCCGCGTGCTCCCCTTTGACTGGGGGTTGAACAATAGATGGATTCTGTCTAACTGCTTCTTTCAATGTCGCATCCGCCTTGTATATTTTCACACTATCAAACAGTTTTTGTCCTCTCTCTGTATTAATAAACACTAAAGACGTCCCTTTATTAACATCAAGCGATTTCCTAACACCCCAAAAGTCTCCTAAAGTAATATCAGAATGCCTGGGGAACCCTTTAAATTTACATTTATAACATCCTTCCTGAATGAATAAATTATGCTTGATGTATCCAAGCATGTATAAGTCTCGACTTCTATCTTTCAAATATGTCTCTCCATTTTCAAAATCAACCCGTGTGCTGAACTTATGCCACCCATAAGTCTTGTTCTTGAACCATACCCGAGTAATTTTACTATTATATTGAGCTTCTAGCATTTTCAAATAACTTTTATATGCCTTTGGTGAATTCGCTCCACGACAAACAAAATCAATTTTAATATCAGCATCTACACTCGCACATTGACATGGAGACCCAACAAACATAACTTTCTTACCTTTCATCTTCCCCCGAATATTCTTCATATCACTCTGTACATATTTTGATTGGCGAAGTAATGAAATATCTTCAACCTTATCAATTATGTCATGTTCAACCATATTATCACTATTGTACCTCGCCCCAACTACACTATAACCTTGTTTAATAGCCACCTTCGCTAACTCTGTAAATGTCCCGCCAGATGTACTATGAAATCTTACATCAGCATCAAGGGACCACGCCGCGTAAACGTTCATTTTCGTTTCCATTCAATTCCCTCCTTAATGACTTTTGCGGGTACGCCTGCAGCCAAACAATAAGGCGGAACACTTTTCGTCACTACTGCTCCTGCAGCAATCATCGAGCCTGCTCCTATCGTTACCCCTTTCAAAATCGTGGCTCCCGTACCTATCCACACGTTATCTCCAATCGTCACAGGCTTTGTCATCTTATAATCTTTATGCTCCATAAGATGTGCATCTGTATCCATAATAGTAACGTTGTGGGCTATACACGCTCCGTTGCCTATCTTGATACTTCGCTTACATCTTATTTTCGTATCTGAATTACAAAATCCAGTGCCAAGCTCTAATACCCCGCCAAGTAAAACAATGTCACAGCCGTAGAAAAAACTAAAAGTACCATTCACTTTCAATATCGTATCTCTGTCCATTCTCAAAATAGTGCTTCTACCGTTTGGAAATATACAATTTGAATTCGTAACAAGAACTCCTCGTAATTCGATTTTTGCAGTTTCATGCAATATAAAAATACTTCCTTCTTTCGGCACTAATCTTCCGCCGAGTCTTTGCACACCTTTAAAATCTTTCAACGTTTTATACTCCGTCATTTCAACACTCCTCCTTTATTTTAGCAAGCATTTCATTAGTTTTCTTACGCCACGCTATATTTATCCCTCTCAGTTCCGGAGCGTTTTGGTAATATTGTATCGTCCGTTTTATTCCTTCCTCAAACCCGATACGACACTCCCAACCAGGTACAGCGTTTTTCACCTTTGAATTATCGAACACTCTCATCCGAGCTTTATCGCAAGTTAACTCATCTTTCAACGTTGGAAACGTTTTTTCAATCTCTTCAGGCGAAATCCGTATAGTGTTAGGTGTTTTACCGATTGCTTTACCTATTGAAATTAACGCTTGATGCCAAGTTATACGCTCATCAGATGTAATGTGAAAAGTCTGATTCTCTGCCTTTTCATTGTTGAATAATCCAACCAACGCTCTTGCAAAATCTTCTGTATGCGTTAGCGTATGCAAACTAGAATCCCATACTGGTATAATTTCATCGTTAATCAGGCTATCTACGAGCGTCCATTGCTTAGTTTTTGCAATAAAAGGATACGGGATTCTAGTGTCACCATACGTTATATAAGGCCGGACTATCGTATAATATTTCGCTGCTATACTATAAGATTCTTTCAATACCGCTTCGCTTTCTATCTTATTTCGTGAGTAACTCCAGGCCATGTTCGTCGCAGGCTTATCTTCCGTTATTAAAGCTCTGGACTTTGCGTTTGAGTATACAGTAGCTGAGGATATCAAGACATAATGTTCACATCTGTCTCGAAACAATTCAAGATGTTTTCGTAACTGCTTCGGTGTATACGCTAAAAAATCAACCACTGCGTCAAACTTCATGGCTCCAAGTTTTTCAACAGGAATCGTGTTTATATCGCCAATTATAACGTGTACCTTCTCCGGCGTTTTTCTACGACCTCTATTTATCATATACACTTCTATGCCGGACTCTATGCATTGTTTTGTTACATCTCTGCTCAACGTTCCTGTTCCACCTATTAACATAACTTTCGTCTTCCTATAAACTCGCTTTGCCATATTAAGATATCTTTCTTTATCACTCATATCGTTAACGCTATTAATAGCGACTGTGAGAAGTTTCTCCCTTCTATCCGTCATATCCATTATATGGGGGCGGTTAACTGTTCGAGAGAGACTATCCGGCCTTACAATATACGCACCGAGTATCTCGTCGATAAAAGCACAGTCATAATGATACGCCATTGGAAAAAGTAATTGCCAATTCTGCCCATCTCTTGTAGGGTTTATCCTTCTCAACGGATTGACTTTCAAAAAACAAGACGTTCTGTAAAGATACAACAATGGATTATAACATACTTTCCGATTCAATACAAACCGCTCGAAGAGATTTTCTGATTCTGTTTCATGAAACGTTTGAAGAACACCGATTTTCTTCGAATTTTTCATTTTATCTATTCTACAGGATAACCAAGCATACTGTTTATTTCGTTCTAAAAACTCGACTTTTCGTTTAATATGATTTGAATACAGAATATCATCACTGTCAAGAAACATCAAATAATCGCCGGTGAAACGCTTGAGGCCTGCATTTATAGCGCCAGAAACGCCAAGATTTTTAGGGAGATTTATCACTTTCACTATACTTCCTCGTGCTTCTAATTTTAATTTATAATTCTCAGCGATAACCTTCGTTTTATCCGTCGAACAATCATTTATAAAAATTAACTCAAAGTTTCGATACGTTTGTCGCAACATAGCTTGAAAATAGCCGTGTAGATACGACTGCCCGTTATAACACGGCGTTACAATACTAACAAGAGGCGACATTTCTCTTTTTCTCTTACTTTTCACTCGCATATTGTTTTTCTTCTCAGCGACTTCAAAGTATTTCTTCAACCTATCTGACGTACTGCCGACTTTCAGATTTCGTTTTCCTCGAATCTTTTGAAACAGCATTGAATTCAATTCGAGTACGAACGTTTTTTCTCTCCAAGGCGGAAATATCAAATTTTCAATTTTAATCGTTTTATCGCAAGTGTTGATAACGAATATTCTACTACGCATTTCGCTTCTCCTTTCACTCTCTGATTTTATCGATTTCAGGTGAATTATAAAAATCACGCCAAACTTTCTCAAACTTTGAAGTATCAAACACTGGTTTTGGCAACGTTTTGAACTTTGCCTCACCCAAACTTTTCAAAGTAATCGGGTCAGGCAATTGATATGGTTTTTGTTCCTTTCTTCCCGTCCCTGAAAAATAATCGTTCCACTTCATCTCAAAACCACCGACAATACAACCTGCCGTCCGTATCCATACAACTGGTATTCCATACGTCTCTGCCACTATGCAACCGTGAAGGCTAGTTGAAAGAATCACCTTGCATTTATGCATATCTCGAATAATTTTATACTTGTCGTCAAGTATATTAAATACTTTAGCTTTCGGATGCTTGACGCCTTCAAAATACTTCGCGTCGGTGAAGTGGGGGATAACGCCTATGTTATAAAACTTCTCCATCCCTTCATGCACTTTATACGCTTTTGGTATCAGCAAAGCCGGGTCGCCGTAAACTCCCGGGTCTTCTACATTTTGAAGAAGCGAAGCTGTTATATGTCCTCGTGTTGCAAGAATCGTAGCATTGTTAGGCACGACAACATCCTTTTGATACTTCGCTCCGTATCCCCAAACAACATCGTTTTCCTGCAGGACGCCTCTCGTAAGTTCGCTGCCAACGCATAACAACTTACCTTTGACTTTACTTCCGACCCACTTGACTTCCTCGCCACATATCCACTTGATAACAGGCACTACAAGCTGGTCGCCGAAATTATTCTTCGATTTAAAAAAATGTGCTCTAATCATTACACTTCATCCTCTCTGTTTTTTTCTATAAGTTTTCGTTCTGTCAGGCTTCCTTCCCGAGGAAAGTTATACCAATAAAAACGATTATATATCCTCTCGAGATTAGGGTTTCGGCTTATCATTCTCTGAATAAAATCTGCGTCTTCATCGAACAACCCTCCTCGAAATTTCATATCTTTTATAAATGCCTTCTTGAAAACATACTGCCAGATTGTTCCGTAAACCGCTTTATTCGAGTACCCTTGACTATCGAATCTGAATCTAACAACATCTATAAGAGCATCGTTACGAAATAAATCTATAATCAGTTGTATCGCTTCATTATCAATCAGCCAATCATCTCCATCTACGAACCAAATACATTCACCTCTTGCAAGACTCATGCCTTCATTTCTCGAGAGACCCGGACTTTTATAGTTAACTTCTCTTAACTGCCAGCTCCAATCAATTCCTTTTGAAGATTTCATCTTTTCAACAATTTTTTCTTCTGTATTATCAGTACAGCTATCACAGATGAAAATAATTTCACATTTAATATCTACGACGTTCTGTCGTAAAATAGAGTCTAGACATTTTTCAATATAATCTTCTAAGTTATGACAAGGAATAATTATACTTAATACAATTTTATCCTTCATTCAATCCTCCTTCATCTTCCCGCTGCTCTACGGATTGCGTCATTTGCTGGACTAGAAGCTGCTTCAAATCTTCCTCCATGCCCTGAGCAATGCGTCCTAGCTTGTTCGGCATTCCATGTATCTTTATCATACCGATACGCCTGTTCTGTCATAGTAGTCTGCCCTTCAAGCCTGCCCATGATAACACTATATTGTTTATCATTATGTTCCCGGGAAGTTCTCCTGAAAGAAGCTCCCTGAAATCCACCGGGTTCTCTAAGTCTACAAGCATGTTCGTTTGGATACGGCATATTATATCACCTCTTCCTTTTCTTTAAGATTTTTATATCTATATACAAACTTTATTTTTATATTGCTTTGGCTATTTCGCTCACTACATTCTTTGTAACTGTCTCCACATTCAATTGTTCCAGTTCAACCATAGTCGCCCTTCGTCCCTGAATTACCTTTTCTTCTACTTTCAGAATTCTAAAATTCCCTGCTGTGGCAGATTCAGCTTGTTCTAAATAAGCAGGGCTGTATGGAGCCATATTTATTGACTTGGCATTCTTCACCCGCAAAATCACAGGAACCTCATACTCCACATCATAAAGACCAACTATACTATCATCAATCCATGTTTTAGAACGAGAAAATGACCGCACTCCCAATGTAAATTCATGCCCTTCTTTCAAAATCAAATCACGATTAAGTCCCATCTCTTCAAGACGATACAAGGGCCCCTTATATCTCGGGGCGTCATGAATCAACCGTAAAAACTCTCTTGCCATTGCCTCTTGTTCCACTGACCCATATCGTACCGCTTCATTTTTCAAGATGTATGTTGATATCTCTGGATAACTGCTTGCCCCTTCAGTGAATTCCAATAAGGCTTCTTCAAATTTATCAGCCTTTTCATACATAATTTCTGTTGAAAAACGGGCAAATTCGTCCGGATTGTATAATAAAGATTCGACGTCTGAACGAACTGAAATAGTTGGCAATTCTCTGGATGGAGTTGCCAGATAAGAAGGGGGAGCACTGACCTTATCATACCAACCCGCCACACCTTCCCTTTCATATTTCCTTGGCAAGAAGGAGTTCTTTTCAAGATGTGTTCTTTGTGTTTTCCTCCAATCCAATACTTTCTGATGTGCTTTCGTTCTCGCTGTTGGATCAAGTGCAGTTATTTCCTTCATCTTCCAATCTCGAATTTGTCGTTCAATATATCTCTGCTGTTCTTGAGCTTTATATGCAATTTTCTGAGCCTCTGTGTATCCATGCTTATCAATGAGCTTCTGTTCAGCAGGGTCTACATGAATTTCTTGTTTTGGAGAAAGTCCCGGGAAATATGGACTTATTGTATGAACACAATTTGGATGGTATAGTCCCGCCGAAACTGCTGTATTTAGACTAGGGTATTTAGAGCTCTTTCCACTTTGACTTAAAACTTTACCTTCCCAGCGGGCACATAATTCGCAACACCTAAAATGACTTGATACCCTGACCAAATCATAACCATATTCTTCATATCGATTCAGACTAGCTTGAACAGCGGAATGGCCCGACATCGTTCTACCTACCATTTCTGAATATGCTTCAATGCTAACTTTTCTCCCATTCTTATAGGTGACGGCTTGAATTCCCCGTTTCGCAAAATCATCTAACATTGATTGGGAAAGAGCTCTGCGAGTATATATATCTGATTCACGAAACATTTGACTTCCCGCCTGAACTGCAACATCACGAAAAAGATCATTCGAAACACGAAGCACTTGTAATGTAGACCCTTCTAAATTATGATAAGCAGCTCGACGAAAGGTATTATAAAATGTCAAGTGATTTGGTACACCGGAAAAAGCCTTTGTTATTTTTCGAGGAATTGCCCGTGATGGAAGTAATGGAATATCATTACCAGCAAGGGGTGTCTGTGAAGAAATTGTTCCTTCTGGTTTTCTTTTACTCTGTAATTGAACGAGTTCAGTATCAGTATGTTTCACACCTTGAAGATATGCTGTAGCAAGATCGTCATCCGCCCAAACTTTCCATTTCTTATTCCATTCTGACAAGGCTTTATTAACCCGAGTTGAATATTGCCTTTGTGCTTGGTTGACCAGAGTAGGATCAATAATCAATTTACCATGCACGTTTGTCAATGCTTTTCCAACTTGTTCTGTCAACTTCTCCGCCGAAACACCAAGGGACGCTCCTACTGTTTCATATGTTCTTGGATTAATCACACCAGCTCACCTTCGTTCGTCTATATCATCAATTTTCTTTTCTTCTTCTCCTTGTATTCTAAAAAAGTTTCCTTCCTTCAAACCTCAAATGGCATACTTCCCGCACCTTGATCATCAAGTATTCTCTGCGCTTCCTCTTCCACGTCTTCCTCGTTCCATTCAGGATGCACCATCTTAATTTTAGTCCACGTAGAAACCGCCTTGGCTTGATCCAGATTTCGAAGAGTCTCTGATTTTTCCTTTTCATCTGTAACAACACTATCTTGTAGAACTACTTCGATTTCCTGCGCAGTATAACTCTTTGAAGCAAGCCCGCTTTGCATATCCAGTAATTGCATCTGCCATATCAATTCTCTGATTGCTGGCTGCCAATATCTTGATTTCTTTTCCCTGGTAAGAAGAGATTTTCTTTCTCGTATATGTAAAGCTGTTCCAGATTCTGCATACCCTTCTATTCCTAATCCAAAGGTCTGTGGGGAATATCCACATTGAGCAATAATTTGAAACAGTAAAGTTTCACATGTTTTCAAATGCTCGTCAACTCTAAGCTCAAACTGAACAGGTTCAATCGGCTTGACATTTTCTCCTCCCATACGCCATGACGAAAGATTTAATTTGATAAAAGCTTTCTGGAATTTATTAAACCTAGATCGGGCAGTCACTGTATCTTGAGTGATAATTCCTCCTTCTGGTCTTTCTAACAATTCCTCGTCTACCAATAATTGCGCCATACCAAGTTCAATATCCCGCATCCAGGACGTCCAGGAGAAATCTAAACTATCCATCAATGTAATAACTCCAGAATAATCATTGATCCCGAGAGGAGAATTTGGCATCAACCGATTTGGTTTCCTATTTGGGACATAAACACAGCCCAATCCATCCATGGTATATGAAACATCTTCCAAACCTAATTCAGCTGTTTCATCTATAGAAGCTAAATCAACCTCATACCCAATCTTTTCACTATTCCCCTTAAATAATTTATATTCAATTCGTAGTTGCCCAGAAACCCTTCGCCGGAGTTCAAGCAATCTCCATTTTGTCTCTCCGGAAACAGATTCCTTGACAGTACGGAAAAATAATATTTCCCATAATCGCCCTCTCCAAAAATATGGAATTGCTTGAAGTGGTGTAATTATAGAAACAATAGGCAATTTTAATAATTCCGGTTCAATATCAAGTTTCAAAAACACTCCTGATAAGGCTGCGGAAAGTTCAGCCGCTTCTAGTAAAATATTCATAAATCCATTTTCTTTTAGAAAATCCGTTATTCTATCCCCGCCAGAGGCTTTCTGGTCATAACTCAATTGAGGAATCTCTGAGAAAAGCAAATCAGCAGAGGTAGAAGCAATATCCCCCGCTACGGGAAGATGAACACATCCTGTTCGTTCTTCCGCTTCTATTCTTGCCCAAAATCTTCCAATATCCGTATCCGAAAAATACATGGTAGACGAATATAAATCAAGAAGCCGTTGAGGATCACCACTGTACCAAGCGGACCACTCTACAATCTTGTTATAATAGGCTCGACCCTCCTCCGGTGGAAACGCTGTACCTGATTTTGGAAATGGCATTATATTTCAACTCCTTTCTATTAATAATTATATTATAAAAATTCACTAAAATCAATACAAACATTGGTATAAATCAACTCCGTCCTCCTTTATTTCCTAATATCCAAGATTTACTACAAGCCCACGCCGTGAAAGCGTCTGGATCGTGATCGTCTTCTTTAGCAATTTGTTCATCGTCCGCTTTTTTATAATGGTATTTCTGTAATTTTTCTTTCGCTGTTTTATCTGCTATATCAATCAAATTCTTTTCTAAAAGAAAACGCATGGTATTTATTCCTTTATCTTTCCACTTTGAAAAGGCCACTGATTGTACCCTTGTAAGTGCATGATTCTTTCTCAAAATCTTATATAGAGTGATGTTACTATCCTTTGGCGCAATATCAGCATATATATTAGTGACCCCTTTTTCTATACAAAGATCTGCTATTTGTTGACATCGTTCTGTCAACTCAACGAATTCCCATCTATGTGTCTCCGAACAAATATATTTCTCCTTAGTATCTTGTATCAGATGAAAAACAGTAGCAGTATGGCCCCAGTCAATGCCGGCTTCTATTCTACCCCGCTTTTCAAAACATACACCTTTTCCTCTTTGATATGCTCTTTCTACTATCTCGAAATCATATATAGATTCACCTATGGTTGGACGTTTCAACAGATATTCAGCAGCCCACATTTCTTTGGTAACAAGCTTTTGTTTTCTTTCTATCTCCTCATTTGCCCAAAATCCACGAGGTTCTCTGACTTCCTCAACACACCATTGATATAACTCCGCGCCGCGTTCTTCTCTTTTATCAATTATATCGGACATCATTCCAAACGGATGATGCAATGTTGAAGAAGCAATCACCTGATCTGGAATACCAAAATTCGCTTTCGGCTGTCCTAATGAAGCATCAAATATTTCTTTCGCCATTTCATCCACTTCATCAAGTCGTAATCTTTGCGGATGAGGCCCTCGAACAGATTTCTGGGAGGCAGCAAGGGCTTGAACCCAAGAACCATTTTTAAGTTGATACCCTCTACCCGCAATCCCGACCAATAATTGTTTCGGAATATTGGGTCTTTGCCAAAGTTGTGTTGAATATATAATTGCTTTTTGAGATTGTTCCAAAGACCCCCCCAGAATCGTAGTCCCGCAAAAAGGCTTGAATACACTTTCTAAATATGCCAATACAGCAAGTAATAAGGTTTTTCCTGACCCTCTCATCGCATGCCAAATCTGAAAAAACGATTCATCTGCATATGCATCCCATAAAGCATCAAGTGGAGATTTATGTCCCTCACATATTGCAGGATCAGGAACCTTAACCCCTAGAACAAAAGCACAATATAAGGCAAGATGTTCTTTTGAACGTGGTGCCGTTCCTCCTAAAGTATCATCTATTGACACCACGTTCAGCCGTTTTGACGGCTTTTTTAATTCCCAATCAATCATTTCTAGATGTCCCACGGAAACCCCTTTGTCTTCTGTTCTATTTCTTTTCTTGCGTTCCGTATAATTTATCAAACGCCGCTCTGATAGATTTATCGTCAAAATCAAATCTATGAGAAATAGGACCTCCCCCTTCTCCTGTATGTTTAATAATGTCAGAGAACATTCCAAGATGTCTGCCAAGGAGTTCAAGGGCGTCTTTCTTATTGTATAGCTTGAATCGAACTGTCCCTCCTGCATTAGTCGTGGTTTCACTGACTTCCATTACGCATGCAGCGTCATCTTCAGATAACATACCAGAATCAAGTATTGTCACCTTCTGAGGACCCCATGTCACAAAAGAACGCATATTAGAAAAGGCAAGTTTAGCAAGCTCTTTCACCACTTTATCTTGCGTCACTCTGGTTCTTTCTTGTCTTAGTTCCATTTCTTTTGCAATCGCTTCTTTGATACTAGTTTTCTTTAAATTTTGACAGGCTACCACTCCCGCGGCGTTTTCTTTATATCCTGCTCTAATCGCCGCTTGAGTAGCGTTCAAATCAATGAGATATTCTTTCACAAAAGCTTCCTGCTTCGAAGTAAGTCCATTTACTGTTCCATTACTGCTTGTGGGTTTTTCATTACTTTCATTACTTTCATCATTATCAAATTGATTCTTTTTTTCCAGTTCTTTTTTTGGTTGTCTTGTTCTTACCATTTTAATAAAACTTCCTTCATTTTTATTTTTATTTATTTTTAAATTTTTTTTTAAAAGTATTGTATTCTTCTTCAAATAAGTATATAATTAATATGTATTTGTTATATTCATATAGTTATTCTACTTAATAACTATTAATAATTATATAATAAATTTGAGGAGATTACAATAACTAAATTTAAGGCGGGATTTTATAGTATGAGAACAGCAACTCTTGTAAATGAAGATATTGAAATCCGATTTGACTTTGACTGGGATATACTTGATGTGATTAAATCAATCCCCGGTCGAAAATTCCAAAATAATAAGAGCAAATATTGGACGTGTCCATTGTCTATAGATGCAATCCAGACTTTAAGAAAAGTTGGCTTTGCATTAGATTCGGCGTTAAAACAATTTGAATGCAAATCTGAAACTACTATTGATACCATTCAAAATAATTCAATTAACTTGCCCAAACTAAAAAGAGAACTATTCCCAT